AGTCCGGCAACGCTGCGTGAAGGCACTCGTGGAGCGTTGTGTCGAGGTCTTGCCCCTCATCGAGCCCTGAGCGGATTCCGATCGTCCTGGGCTGGCCTCGATCGCCTTCTAGGTCGCAGTAGCCGAATTCGTCCGGCCTTGTGTCGTCTCGGAAGACCCATGTTTGTTTGCGAATTATGGCTTTCATTATTTCGCCCTCTGCGAATCGTACCGAACACAACCGGATTTCCAGTCCCAATAGAACTTAAGCCAAGCCGAGCCGATATTCTTTGGGCCTAGCATTTTCTCGACTTCCCAGCCGCCGTCACCATCGCCCCAAGCGTCTTTATATCCTGGGACTCGGATATGTAGCTGCTCGTCGTGGTAGATGCCGCCGTAGATCGTGATCCGTTGCCTCCTGATCGGCATTTGCCATTCGTCGTGGGTGTGTCCCGTCAATACGATCTGGGCATCGGGAGTAAATACCGCTAGGCGATTGGTTTGGATCGTTCCCCGCGTCACTGGCCCCCCACCGCCTGTTCCGTGGTAATGGTGAAGCATTACCGTGTCCTTCGTTGCCCTGCCCCCTGATTGGTTTGGATCCTTGAACCGAAAGATAACCCAGCCGCCATATCCGCTCGCCTCAGCGATACCGCCGCGATGCCTTAATCGCGATGCCAGCCGGTCGGTTAAGTCCGTTTCGTGGGCCCTGGTCATCGCCGTCTCATGGTTGCCCCTGCCCAGTACCGCTAGGTGACTCTTAAATGGCTCGTAGAAGTCCGCTGCCGTCTCGACCAGCAAATCAAAGTAGTTGCTCCCTTGATGCTCTGGCCTGAGTGCTGATTTATCCGCTCGCTTATCCCACCGGCCCTGCATCGCGCAGAATAGATCGCCGTTGTCGATGATCGGTGCGTCGTACTCAAGAGCCTCTTGGAGATGCTGCCGCTCTAGGTCTTGATCGCACTTTGGGTTGTCGTGGTGAACATCGGAACGCAACAGAACCCATTGCTCCCAGTCTTTGTTCCGGCTTAGGTCAATCGTTATTTCATGGACGTTGTTCGATATCCGTCTTAACTTCCAAGCCATCTGATTTCCTCCAGATTTTATAGGCTTCGTCGATCGTGATTTCGGGCTTGCCAAGCTTCGCGTTGACTGCGTTATGGAGCCGAACGCCCCAGGCGAAGAATGCTTCGGGGGAGGTGAAGTCGGGGGGGTTGGCCGCTTTCCACTCGGCATAAAATCGCTTGCAAGAGCAACCGTATTGGGGGATTCTGATTTCCCAATTTGCCAGGTCTCTCGGCGTTAGTATGCTGCCATCGTGTAGCGACTTCCACGGATTGCCGATCGGCATGATATTGATCGATGCGTATGCCATCCGGTATTCGCGGGTTGTGCTCGAATCGGCGTAATACGTCGGTACTATTCGTTCGGTCATGTCAATTGGATTGTGACGGTTGGCAAGTTAAAACAAAACGCGCCGCCTGTAAAATACTGGACTTCTCCGACCGTACATTCAAGGTCGGAGATAACCGTAGCACAAAGGCCCTCGTAGAACTCCTGGCAAACGAACTGAGGGGAGTTTACTAGCTCGTTCTGGCAACATTCGCCCGTTAAGCAAAGCGTCGCACCGGGAGCGCATAGGTCCGATAGAATTGGCCCCACGTTAGCCCAATTTGTCTGCCCGTCCTCGACGCAATACCCGCAGCTTAACGTCGTGCTCGTGATTATGTTTCCACTGCCCGCACTTTGGCCGCCGACAAGAACAAAGCAATCGACCGTTTCGTTGTAAATGAAGTAATTCGAGCATTGCAGGCTTTCCGGCCCTGGTAGATTGCGAATCACCGGACAGCCTACAACAATCTCGCATCCTTCGGAGTATGGTGGCTCTCCTGCTGCGTCAAACCTTTGGCAAAAAACCGCTAAGGTCTCGGCGTATTGAGGAAGATTGGGCATACAGTTGTCGATAATCGCCAATCCGCAAGGGCTACCAGATACTGTGCAATTAGTCGAGCCGCCGCAACAACTGACCGGAGGGTAATCTGCATCCGTGATCGATATTTGGCCCGTTGGCAGAGTGTCGAATAGCTTGATACGGCTTATGATCTTTTGCTGAAACTCACTGCAGTATTGAGCCGGAAACGCTGCCATCAAATCATTGCAATCATTGATCGTGCTTGTGTTCTCGAATTGATTGCTAAAACTGCAAGTCCCGTCTCTGTAAACCCCGGTGCAATCGTAGGTATTCGTAAACTCAGGATAGAACGTTACGCCGCTTGCATCCCACCCAAGCACAAACTCGCAATGCTCGAAAATGTAGCTTACGGCAACATAGAATTTGCAGGCTGATTCACCGCCCTCGCATTGAACGCGAATCTTCCCAACGTGAACCCGCAAGGCCACTAGCTTATGCCTTTCGAGCCACCAAGCCTTATGGATCGTCTGTTCGCTGACTAGGTTTGATTGAATCAGTTCGCAGGGGCATGAAACCGGATCGTTTCCGTCTGCAAGGTAGGGTATTCGCCTACGGTAATACTCGAACTTTGCGCTAATGTCGGTTTGGAGCGTCGCAAGAACCGCGCAATTCTTTGTGTACTCCTGGCAAGCTAAATTGAAATCGGCAATGAAGCAACAATTGACCGGGACAAAATTAGCCGATGGGTAAATAGGCTCTTCCGGCTCACCGCCAATGCCAACACCGCCACCGCCTAGCCCATCGCCTAGCCCGCCTTCGCAATCGTCTGTTGGGGAAATTAGCGAAACGCTCGTAAATGGCATGTCCTCAGCATCGAGACAACAATCGCAACAGCAACCGCCCATAGTTCCCATTTAGCAAATCTCCACGCCGATCCAGCGATTGCCAACCCGAAAACAAATCAGGCTAGCCCCGTTGGCGATCGCCGATCCAGCGTTCAAAACCTCGATGTCCGACCCGAAAAGATTCGACAATACTTTAGCATCCGAAATCTGCTTAGCAGATGCCGTTCCTACGCCCAAGGTGGTCCCTGCCCTAGCTGTGATCGTCGACGTAGCAACCGCCACAAGGATATCCGCAGTCGATACCAAATCCGAACTAATAGAGCCGCTTGGCTTCGTCGCTCCGATCATGCCGAGCAAGGCTTGACTGTCGGCATTGTTAAAAGCGTAGAGCGTCGTATCGGCCATTTAGGAAGTCCTGATAATGGTGGAAAATTCGACTTCCTTCTTGCACCGAAAAACCAACTCGGCCGGGTCAGTTGCTTTTGCCCCTGATCCGTTTAGCGGACCTACCATCGGGAAAGTGTTTGTCGAGTCCATATATCGAAGCGTCTGCCCGCCCGACTTATAGAATGGTCCAATGTCGGCCCGCTTCTCATCGTGGGTATCAGGGTCATAGGTGACCTTGTACTTTGCCCGCCACGCAGCATAGCCCGCGTATGATCCTAATTCAGCCTCTTGAACTTCCAGGAGTAGGGTTCTAGCTGCAAAGGTCTGGCCTAGTGCTGTGAACGCTGTTTTGTTTACAATGTCGTTTCGGTCGAGGAAGTCTTTGAGCTTTAGCCCTGGGTCGTCGAACTGCACGAATGAGAATTGGCAAAAACTCGATGTATCCGTCAGCGGTTGATCGAATGGAGTACCGGCTGAATTGACCGGGTATTTAACTGGGCTTGATCGATCCTTAGAGAGAACCTTTTCTTTGGTGACAAACGAATCGATTTTGAATATCGGTATCCAGGTCGCCGGATCTGGATTGTTTTCGCTGTTTTGCTTTTGTTCTTCCGTCCCTGTTTGGAATCGAGCCGTAACATTCCAGTAAAGAGCGTGTTTCTCTTCGCGGTCGCAAGTCGCTTCATCGCAAATCAAGCCCAATGGCCCGTAGAGCAATCCGGCCCGAGGGAGTCCAGGCGTATCGTAGAGGATGCTTTGGCGATTGGATGTAACCTGATCGGTCTTAACCCGATAGTTCCAAGTCTCTCCGAGGATGAGTTGAAAGCCTTGACCCTTGCGGGCAAAACCGGATCCCTTGCGAAGTTCCGCGCCGACCAATTCGTTAGCCATTACCTTGCCCCCGCTAATCTTGGTGCTGTCAATGCAAGTTCGTTAGCCTTTCGAGCCTCGACTAGCATTTGATCTTGGTATTTTTTCCGCTCTGCTTTTTCCGCTGCGTCGGTTCGCTGGTTCAACAGGAATGCAAAAGCCTCTTTCGATCCGGCTTTAAGTGCAGGGGCTATGTTTTTGGCGATGTCAACCGCCGGGTCGAAACGTTTTGATGCGTCTTTGTTTTGCTGCATTGTCGCAAAATCCGAGCGCGCAAAAATCGATTGCTCTGCCAATGCTGCCCGCTTGCGGATGCCTTCCTTTTGCTTTTCGTTGTCGCCCGCTTCGGCCAATTGCCGCCTAAACATTTCATCTAGTTCGGCGTACTCTTTACGCAAGGAATCCGAGGCCAAAAAGTTCTTGTCTTTCATTGCCGCGACTTGCTTTTGAATCGCTAGCTCTTTATTTGCCGCCTCGATGCTTGCGTGAGCCGCATTTAATTCATTGAGCCGCCGCGTTTCGTCCATGTCCATCATAGCCGCATGGGCTTGCATCTTTTCGCCTTCGCTCATGCCGAAAGTATCGTCCATGAGTTTCGATTTCTTGTAGCCTTCGGCATCTAATCCGAAAGCCGCCTTCCGCCGCTCTTCGGTCGCTTGCCTAATCATATTTTGGAACGCCGACCGCTCCGAATCGATTCGCTTATTGTCCGCGTCGATCCGGTCTTGCTGAGCCTTTACCGCCCGCTGCTCTTCGTCGGCCCGTTGCTTGGCTAGCTTGGCTTTGGCCTCTTCGGCTGCCACCGCTTTTTTGTCTAGTTCCTCAGCATCCTTTTTGGCTTTGTTGACGGCTTCAATCTGTCGGTAGTATTGGTTCGCGTTGCCCGTTAGGGTCATCCACCAACCCGCCATAGCCTCCCCGCGTTTCGGCGTGTCTTCGATGGTTTTATTAACTAGGTCCAGTGCCTTATTAACACCTGGAGCGACTTCGCGCCCGATCGACGCAAGGAAGTTTTGATAGTGCGTATCGAGCTTAGCAAGCTTGACCGCCGTGGTGTCGGCCATCTTGTCATTCATGCCAGCGAATCGACCGCCCGCACTTGTCGCGGTGTCCATCGCCTTAGCGACTTCCTCGAAGGATACTTTCCCGGCTTCCATTCGAGCCCTTAGAGAAACCATCGATTCGCCCGTGGTACGGCTGATTTCTTGCAGGGGGTTGAACCCCGCGTTGACCATCTGCAATACTTCTTGGCCCATAAGCCGACCGTTGGCCCGCACCTGTCCGAATGCAAGCGTGAGCGATTGCATTTTCTCATTATTGCCCATCGAAATTTCGGAAAGCTTATTGAGCGACGGAATTACTTCCGAGACGCTGAGCCCGTAGCCCAAGAGCACCTTCGACGAGTCTTGAAACTGAGTAGCCGATAGTGCTGATTTTGCATCTAGTTCGATCGTCGCATCGATGAGCTTTCGAGCCGCTTTTTCGGATCCCGTCAGCACTTCCAATTGAGCCTGAACTTGCTCCCTTGCCATCGCAACCTTTAGCCCCGCTTGCCCCAGGTCTGCGATCGCCTTTACCGCCCCGATAGCAAGCCCGGCCGCGCCGACCCTCCCAAGAGCCCCAGCAAGCCCATTAACACCCTGGGTCTTTGCGTCGACATTGCCCCACCCGCGAAACGGATCTGGAATCTCGGAGAATATTTGCTGCCGAGACATCGCCGCCGCTCGATAGCTTGCAATCTTGGCTTGCTTTTCAGACAGAAGTTTAGCCGATTGAGCCTCTGCCGCCGCTTGGGTTTTAGCTGCCTCTGCCGCCACTCTTTCCGATTCGGCAAGCCTCCTGTTCGCCTCTGCCGCTCGATCAGCATAGATCGCCGCTACGCCATGTTTCTTGGCTAGCGTGTCGACCGCTGCGTTGTACTGAGCCGCCGTAATTCCGTTTTGAGCAAACGCCCTGTCTAGGATTGCAACATCCTTCGCCATCTTTTGAAATGGCGTTTCACTGGCCTTGATCGTTCGAGTCAGAAACGACAATTCGTTTCGCAGGAATTCGCTTCCATCGGCTTTGAATCCGACTTTCAGATTCGCTACGTTGATCGTCTGTGCCATAGCTACTTGCCTCCGAATCCGAACATCGATTTCACTTGGTTCGCCATCGCTTTACAGGATTCTGCCGACCGCTTGAGAATCGACGCTGCGCTAACCTTGGGCCTGTAGAAGCGATCCGGCATAAAATCCGATGCGTCTGGCGGTTCCTCGTCGGCGCGTGCGTAGAGGGGCAGATAGAGGGCTTCCAAGAGCTTCGCGGTCTGCATCCAGCGTTCCCCCATCGGTTCCACCATGTCCCAAGCTAGCCACTGATTAAGAGCCCCAGCGGGTAGACTTTGCATCCACGCCGCCGGATCCTGGATTCCCCATTTCAGGCAGAGCCTAAACGCCACTTTTAGGCGTCGGCTCTTTCTGATTTTTTTGCTAAGGCCTCGATTTCGCCTTGGTCGTACTTGTTGATTTCCAAGCACTGATCGTAAAGAGGCCCAACAACCGACCTGGGAAGATCTCGCAGTACGTTAGGATCCGTGACTACCCGCTGCCCCGATTCGTCTCGAAGGCAGTAGGCAACCATAACTCGCCGGTGTGCTGTCCAGTCATAGCCTTTTTTGGTCTGCAATTCAACTTCCATGTTAGCCGCATCCGCTTCGGATAGTTCATGGATGAAGTATTGCTTGCCCTTGACCGTGACAGGCTCGACGGCCAAATCACGCTTAGCAAGGCTCAAAAAATCGTCTTGGCTACTCATCGTCCTCGTCCTTCGCTTGTGCAATTGCTTCGAGTGCTGCCTTAACGAATGTACGCGAAACCTGTTCGGGTCGCTGAACCTTAGCCGGATAGCCTTGAATCGCTTCGAGTTGCATTTCGAGCGATGCGATTTCGTCAGCCGTCAAGGCATCGTGCGGGAATTCAAATATCGCTTGAATCTGTGGCGATTCACCAAACGGCAAATATCCGACAAGCTTACCGCCGACGCGGATCTGGCACTGATTCAAATCCCGCTCGATCCCAGTAGCCAACGAAATACCCCGTTGGCGATTCAATACAAAAACCATCTTCGATCATTCCTTAGGCAGGGGTGAAAGTAATATCGGTCGCGCCGTCGAACTGGAGCTTGTACGAGCCCCTCATAACTTCGCCCTTGGCAAGCTTCGGCGTCTTGACTTCCTTGACGAAAGCCGTCCCCTGAAACGATCCGGCCCCCGGTAGAGTGACCGTAACCGAAATTCCCGCGTAAGGCTCCGAGGTTGGAATCATCGCCGTGGTGATCGGAATCGCCGCTCCAAGCCAGTTAAACACAACGTCGACTTCGGGATTCTTGCGAAGGTCCGAAGGCCGAAGGGCCTCGAATCCGGCCGTGTCTAGGCTCGTAATGTCAAGCGTGTCGACGCTGATCGTCATTTCGCCGATCGAAACGACCTGAGTAGTAACCAACCCGGTCCCCGAAATCGTCGCTCCGAGTCCGGTATCTGCAACTGTCAACGCTGGCATTTTTAAGGCTCCTTGTAGTGAACAAGCATATCAAACGAAACTATGTACCGATGTTCCTGGCCGCCATCCGTTGGCGGCTCCTGCATGTATTCATCACCGGAATCAAAATCGATCCCGCAAAAAGTGTGTGAACTGACAACGCCCCGAAAGGCATCGATTCCAGTGTCCCTAATCGCTCGACTGATCGCGCTTGCTGTCGTTCGCGTCAGTGCGTAGCATTCAATGGTAAATCGTGCGTGCGCTAGCTTGCTGAGGCCCTGTAGGTGATTGTCGCGTTCGGTCGAAGTGACGTAGTAAAGGCAAGCCGGAAGCGTTGCGTTTTGAACCAAGGCATCAGGGTACATACGCTGACCAATCAACGTTGATACCGCTGAGTAGCTCAACAACTTAGTTCGCAATGCTTCGCCAATCGCCGACATTTACAGCTCCCCGCTCACAACGCCGATCGTCCTTGCTGCCGCTTCGCTTGAGCCGCTGACAATCTTGAGGAATCGCACCCCGGCCATCACTTCGGTGTTAAGTGCGATGTACCGCGAATCTGCAACAGTCACCGAGTATTCAGTGGCCCCGTTGTATAAAGCGTAAAAGTTATTGCCGTCAGTCGACGATTGGAACTTAAACGCGGTCCCGGTTAGCGCCGTTGGCGTGAGGACAGCAAGC